GCTATTTGGCTGTACTCCCGGCATAGACTCGTAGGCGGGAAGAGCTACGCCAGCTGTTTTTGCCAATTGATTGGCCTGGGCGATCTTGGCGATGTTGTCGTCAAAGTCTGTGCCAAGCTGAGCTGCGATGTCTTGCGGGGCCATCAGTCCGGCTTTTACCGCAAGCGTTCTGGCAATCATGTCTTTTTCTGGATCGACCCACTCCCATCGACGCCCCTGCCACTGATGGGCTGTGAATTTATCCATCTTGGTCAAGGGAAGCGCCGACCCATTGGGCAGCACAATAGCCTTGGATAGCAAGGCCATTTGCAGCCAGGCGTAATAGACTGGATTCAAAAAGCTGTCGATAAACCAAGCTTGGTCGGTTGCCCACCGATCGCGCTCTTCAAGAACGCCGCTTCGAATACTCGAAAAATTAACCCCTTCGAGGTCGTTGGCCAGCGAGTGATAGGACACGCGCCATCCAGACGCGAGGCGTTGCAAGGCGCTTTTTACAAACGGGGCAAACACCTCGTTTGGATATTTTGAATCGTATTGCTGAAATTTGACGCCCATCGGCAGGGTGTCAAAAACGCCTGGTTGGCTTGTCGTGACTGTCTCGCCACTGAGCACTTCTTGCTGGCCAATCGGGGCTGCGCCATCCTCGGTGAAAAAGAATCCATAGTGATTTGCGCCATGCTCAGCGGCCAAAATCGCAGCAAGCTTAAAGTTGGCCAGGTGGTGCAGCGATAGCATGCCTGGTGCCATCCAAGGGATACCGCGCATCTGTTCGGCGCGCTCTACGCGAAACGCGTGAATGATGTCGTTAAGTGGTACCCGAATGCGTTGCCGACTACTCTGTATTCCGTCTGACGGGTGAGCCGCAAAAATATGCAATGCCACCGGGGTTTTAAAGTCGTCCACTTCCACGCCCATAATCACCGCGTTTGTGTTTGCGGTCTTGGCCAGATTCATCGTTGTGTCGATGCGATCCACATCAATGAGTTGCAGGGCAAAGTTAAAAGGGTTTTTTGCCGATGCCCCGCGCACCATACGGACCAAAAACTCTCCGTCTGATGGCATGCCCTTGATTACGGTTTCGCATAGATCCCGGAATGACTGGCGCCCGGTAATGTCACATCGCTCAGCCCAGCGCATGAAGGCGGATTCAATTGCATTGTTTGCCAATCCATCTGGCTTTCCGGGTTGGTCTTCTACGCGGGACTGCAACCGAAAACCATTTGGGCCAACAATGTTGTCAGCGCACATGCCTGCAAACTTCTTGGCGTAGTCGTTATTATTGATAAGCTCGCGACCGCGCATCCTGAGTCGATTTAGATCTGATCTGAGCTCTTCGTTGATTGATGATTCTGTCGTTATCCAGTCGGCGGTAAGTCTGTCAATCCTCGCCGCTGCAAAGCGCCGCAACCCGACGCTTTCTTGCTTTGGGTTTATTGTTTTAGCTGCCCAGCTGCGCAGACGATCCATTGCCGATGTTTTTTTCATTTTCCGAATCTCACAAATACGCGACGCGGATCTGCTAACCCTGCCGCTGTTTTTTCGTTTGCGGCCTCTTTGCTCACTTCCATCTCAAAGCGGCTTTTTAGCCGAAGCAAGTCACTCATCGAGTAGCGCTGCAGTGTTCGGCCGGCAATGGTGTATTGCGACGCCGAGAGGTTTTTTGAATCAAGCAGGTACGCGTTGATGTTATCCAGCGCAATTTTTGCTGGCGATCGTGTGTCGAATGTCTGGCTGGAAAAGAAAGGACGAATGGTCACCTTTCCTTCATCGACGGTATAAGACTCACCCGTTTTGGTCACCACACCACGGAAGGCATAGTCGCCAGCTTTTAGATCTTGCGAATCTACAGCGGCAATGAGACCAACAAAACTTTTGCCAGATGCGGTCGTAGAAACAGAGAAATTATTTTCTGAGTTTATAAATCGGTAATTCAGCGACCAGCCTTCATCGGCGGGGTACGCGTCAAAGGTTTTGGTCCACTTGACCGTATCGCCAGCGTTAATGGTTTGCGGAATTTGTGTCAGCATCGGATCTGCCATAGAGAAGTGTGATCGTTGTTTTACCTAAAAACCTGTGCGGTTTCACGCCGTAAAGGTTCACGGTTTTTAGCTTTTTAGAATTTCCCAAATGCGCCTGGTGCTGATCTGGTACCGCCTGGCCAGCAATGAGATGCGCTCCCCGCGCTGCCAGTAGTCCCGTTTAATTGCGTCGTTTCGATAACTCATGCCAGCACCGGCTTTTTTTGAGATCCAGACTCGATCTCCACCCCATCGCTCACGAATCTGTTCATCAATTTGCTGTAGTGATTCGTTATCAATTTCGGCTTTTGATCGAACAATCGCCAAAATGTCGCAAACGATGTCGCTTGTGCCCCCTGGTTCCGTAATCACCGCTAATTCCTCTTTTCGAAAAAAATTAGTAGTGCTTTTTTTTTCCGGTTGCGGCGCTAAATCCAAATAGTCTGATTCTTGTTTTTTGGTGCCCCTGATTTTTTTCACCATGTTCGTTTTCCTTGCTGCGATCCAGCCCGCATTGGCAGGTTTGCCCTGGCGGGCGCCTTTGCTTGCTCGGAAGTTGACGTTTGAGTTGGTTTTGAAAGTGTTGTTTTTTGCAGACTTCGACCGCTTAGCCGCATGGCCACCAGGCACAAAAGCAGGCAGTCCAGCGCTTCGTTTCGCGGCCGCGTGCTCACCCATTCTTGAATTGGGCGCATACCGCGGTATTTGGTCACGAGCTTTTCAGCTGCGAGCTGCGCAAAATACTCGTCGTCAAAGGATGCTTTTCTCGGAAAGTGAATAAATCCGGGTCCTGGGACCTGCAGTTTTAGCCTGGCCAGCAGCAGCGCCTTGCCTTGATCGACACCAAGCGGCTCGACTTGCAGCCCGTGTTTTGTCCGCCGCCGAAGCCTTTGCCTGCGTCTTAGCTCGTCTTCGACCAGGGGTCTGCCCATCCCAGCAATGCCCTTTGTGGCAAAGCACCACGATCTTGGTTTACAAAACGAATAGACAAACGACGTGTTGTATCCCGAGTCGATAGCCGCAAAGTCAACCAGTTCGTCTTTTAGAACATTCTCAAGATCGCTCCACACGGCTGAGTCGGCGGTATCCCCAGGCAGGATTACGTGATCGACCATGTAGCACTCTTCCTCGGATGCCCAGGCGGCAATCGAGATCTCTAATCGATCCTTTTGAACGTCAACGCCAGCGGTGCGCAGCACACACGGCAGCCTGTCCGGGTACTCTTCAAGCCTTGCAATAAGAGCCAGGTCTTCGATTGAGTCGCCTTGCTCTTCCCAGCTTTCGCCAAGGTCGGTATTGATAAACCGTTTCAGGTTGGCAGAGTCTCCATGCGCCTGGTTCCACTTTTTCCAAAGCTCTGCCCATGAAAAACCAAGCCCAATTGGCGAATAAAGCCCGCTGATCCAATAGCCGCGCTCTTGGCGTTCTGGGTGTTTTGCAACCCAACGGCCCGCCTTGAGCATGGCCGTTTTGTGGTGCTCATCGATACGGTCGCCACAATGCCTGCAGCTGTAGTACACCTCATCGGTGGCTTTGTTATGGGTTAGCCCATAGGTGCCATCTGGGTGTTTCCATCTAAGCACCTGGTATGTGCCGCACGACGGGCATGGCACGTGATATTCACGCTGATCGCTTGCCTCGTACTCTTGATCAATGCGGCTAGCGCCTTTTGTGGTCGGGGTGCTTGTGAGAAGCACTTTTCGGCGAGGGAATGTTTTTGTCCGCTCGTCGATCAAACCAAGCGGATCGCCTTCTTGGCCAATCTCCCATGGGAACCGATCCACCTCGTCGCACAGCACGTACTTGATCGGCATTGATGCCAGCGACGCCGCGGAGTTGGCCCCACCGATCACCAAGATTCCGCCCGGAAAATCTTTCATGTCTTCGGCGTTGGCGCTGTCCCGGGTCTTTGGTCCGCCAAAATGCTTTCGAAGCGATGGGGTTTCGCCAAGCAGCGGGTCCAGGCGTTGCTTGACCCAGCGTTTTCGAACCTCAAGGGTTGGAACCACCACCAACATGGGAGCTTGGGCCTGGTCGATGACGTAGCCAATCCAGTTAAGCCCCAGCTCTGTTTTTCCGGTTTGGGCTGCAAACTTGACCACCACCCGCTGCACTGGCGATCGGATTGACAAGCAGTCCATGATTTCTCGAAGGTAAGGTGTCCTATCCGTCTGCCAACGCCCTACCTCCCCACTTCCCTTAGAGGACAAAATTCTGTTTTGGTCTGCCCACTGTGAAACGGTGTGCACCGGCCTTGGTCCAATGTTTTGCCCAAGCACACCAAACAGGTCGCTTCTGGAGTCTGGAATCATCACGGTGCGTTCGCCGACAAAAGCGTTCATGAGGAAAGCTCCGCGGCTTTTCTTTGCATCAGCTCAGCCACCTGCAGCAGCACATCATTGACAGCGCCTTCCAGCTCTTTTTGGACTCCGCTTACATCCCCGCGATGCGCCGCAATCGAGTGAGATATCCGGTCTGGCATACCTTCCAGGCTTGAGCGAATCGCGATCGCAAAGTCGGCCAGAACCGCCTCGGCCTGGCGGCGCTCAATCAAAGTCTTGGTTTTTTGCTCGATCTCAAGCCTCAATAGCTCGGTCTTGTGCCAAAGCAGCTGATCAGCAGGCCTGATTTGTGGTGGCTTGTCTTCCTGTTTCCTGTTTTCTTTTTCTGGTTTTCGATCGGCGCCCGCCTTTTGCTCCTCGATTTGGTCTTTGCGGGCCTGGTGCTGCGGCAGAGGGCTCTCTGTCGCCTGCCGCATATCCGTGGCTGCAGATGGGTCTATAAGCCCGTTGGAGGCCGCCTGGATGCGTCCAGACTTGATCCATCGCGTCACCGTAGATCGGTTGACGTTAGCTATCCGGGCAAATTCCGCCTGGGTGACAAGTTTCGGTTTGCTCATAGAATCCCCCGACTTCCACGCTTCCACGCATGACTTCCACGCATGAACAGCCGCAAATCCG